TCTTTAATCATGTTGTCAGTAATGTTTTTAATTAAATTAGAGTCAAATACGTTATCACCCGAACCCAAGAAATTACATTCCAATTCCTGAGAAACTTTACGTTTGTCGTACTTAAGTTTTTTAACCATCGCCTCAAACCAAGAGGAACATGGTCTATAACCTAATTCAAAATAGGCTTTTAACTCATCGTAATTTCTTTCATACGGGTCACGACCTGAAAAATCAATAACACTATCGGCAGTATATTCATCACGATTTAATAAGAAATGAATAATTTCGTTAGTTTTAACCAAATATAAATCTTTTGTATAACGTGGGTCACGATACCAAAACATTTCTGTAATTTTAAAATCGTTCATTCCACGATTGGCTTGTTCGTATATTTCATAATAAATTGGGTCGTATCCGTTTGGTGTTGATACAACAACAACTTTACCACCCGTAGACAATGAAGCCATACAGGCTGCCCAGAAATCACCATCCGCCTCAATATACGCAGCTTCGTCAAATATCAACATAGTTGGGGTATAACCACGAAGTGCATCCTTTGATGTTGCAACCGCTTTAACCTCACAACCGTTAGTTAACTTAAAGTGTCTTGCGGCATTTTTGTCTGGTGAAAACCCAACACCAACCCAAGCAGGCCATTGTTCAGTAAAACCACGAATCTTGTTCGCCATTTCCACAGCGGTATCCAATTTGTTTGCAATAATCAAAACCTTCTCAGGTCTTTGTTTTGATGCAAATACAAGTCTTTTACTCGCCCAAGCAGCGGTTACCGTAGACACACCTGCCTGACGATATTTTAACGCAATGTTTTCATTGAAGTTTTCATAATCCTCCACCAAGTTTACTTGGTCAGGAAATAACTCTAAAGGGACATATCTTGACTGAGTGTTATCATAAGTCTGAAGATACGTCTTAAGAGCGTATGGTGTATTTTTAATACATCTTGAATATTCTAATAATAATTGTTCTTTGGTAAAACCCATAAAAGGTTAGTGTTAGGACCTGTCGATACCTAAACTACCTAAGAAATCATCTAAATCACTTAAATCATCAGGGTCAATGTCATCATCCTCGTCACCGTAACCAGATGTTTCTTCATCGTCATCTGAGTGAACTTCATTAAGATGATTAACAATTTCTGTAACCATTCTGTCTAAGATAGATGTTGCTTTTGCATCACCTCTTAAAATCATTTTTGCTAGTTTGAAAAACTCATCAGCAGATAAAGCTGAAAATCTTGCAAATAGGTAGCTTTGTATGAATTTTTTATCTTCTTCAAATAAACGTTCAGGATATGCTGTTAAGAATTTTTCCCATAATACAGGTCCTAATCTTAAATCCCATACTTCATTTGCTAAAGTGTCTGTAGATGCCATTACCATTTCGGCTTGTTTTGGGTCATCAGGAAGTCCTTGTGTACCTAATACTTCCATTGTACCTTTGATTAACTCATGAACCAAAATAGGGAAAAATAAACCACGTGCCTTTACTGTTGGGGGGTCAGTTTCAATATCAACTTCTTCTTTTCCACCAACACCACTTTGACTCATCATCATATCCATCATTTGGTCAGGTAATACCCAATACATTAAGTCGTTGATGGACATAACAACACCGTACAGATTTAATAATCTTGGGTCAATTCTATCAAGTTCATCTCTTACTAATTCAAACATATAATGTCCTTTTTTAGATGAACCTTGAATCAAAGCATTAATGAATCTTCTTTTCGCCTTTTCAATATCAAATCTTTCAAATGCGGTAATAAAATCTTCAATGTCTTCTTCTTGTTGTTGGAAGTTTTGTTCAATTTCTTCTTCTTCAGGTTCTTCACCTTCTTTAGAAAATCCTTCCATATCAATTTCACCCATACCAACAAGTTTAGCATCATACTGTAGTTGGTCAGGTCTAACACCCATTTCTTTTCTAACTAAATCAACAGCCAAGTTTTCCAAATATTCTTTATTGTTTCTTTGGATTGCAAATAAATCTTGAACTCCTCTCATCATAGCCATTTGGAGTTGCATCAAAGCATTTTGACCTGAAATGTTTTCTTGTCCAGTATATCTTTTTACTTTGTCAACAACATCTTTGAATCTTTTAGATGCGATAAGTTGTTCAAAAGTTTGTGGTACTTGACCTCCTTGAATATCGGGAAACGCAGGGTTTTTTGATAAAGGAGTTTCACCTCTATTAATTTTACCTTCAACGTCTGGTGACATTCTTTCAGGTCTATCTCCGTAATCAATTGGAGCTTCGTATATTCTATTTTTTTTAGCCATTATTGGTCTTTGAAATTAATTTTTAATTGGTCAAAAGTTAAATAATCTGGTATTTCAACTGTTCCCATTTTTGGTGCTTTAGTTGAAGCTTTTGGTTTTGGTTGATGTTTTGGGTTTTTAAACGGGTCAGAAGTTTTTGGTTTTTCTTTTGTACCTGGTTTAACCACAGGAGGTGCCGTTTGTGTTCCCTGCTCATCAATATTTGCTTTAGCCTTTGGCTTTGGTTGATGTTTTGGATTCTTAAATGGGTCGGAAGTTTTAGGTTTTTCTTTCGTACCCGGTTTAACTACTGGAGGTGCTGTTTTAGTTCCTTGTTCTTTCACAGTAGAAGTATAAGATTTTTTTGTTGGTTTGTCCATTTTGTCTTCAACAAAACCAATTGACATGTTTTTCATAGGTCTACGAATAATACCTTGTTCAGACAAAGTATTAAGTAAATCACCTTTAGTCATTCTTGGAGAAACGTGTTTTTCAACCATTTTTTCCAAAGACATTTCAACAATTACTTGATATGGGTTTTTACCTTCTCTAACATTTCTTTTAACATCTTTGACACATCTTTCAAACTTATCTTTGTCTTTTCTACCAACAGATGATGTACAAATAGCGAAAGGATTGTATTTTGATTTTTTCTTTTTACCTTCACCAATTTCTGTTTCAAACATACCCATACCGTCCTCTGTCGCATCTGGGTCGTTAACAACATCTAAAGTATCGTCTTCCTCAATTTCCTTTTCATACACTTGAAAAGGTTTCTTTTCACTTTTCAACTTGTTAATCATCTCTGTATCTGATTGAGATACATTAACTTGTTCAGAAATCATTCTGCGGTGCAATTGATTGACTTGTCCTTCAGACAAATTCTTTAATAATTCTTTGGATAATCCAACTCTAATTAATTGTTGTATTTTATTTTTCATAAACGACTTCTTTGTCAAATTCTAAAATGAGGTCTCTTTCGTACAGTTTGTCTTTAACTTTATCTACGGAGTCTCCAAAACGGAAAACAAGACGAGTCTCATTTTCACAACTTTCATCTTTCTCCCAGGCTAACGCGATGATGTCTTCCATCGCGTCTGTTACTCCCATAAAATCGGAGTCTTGTATAAGTTCTAATTGGATTGTTGTTCTTTTCAACGTACCAACCGTTTTTATATATTTTAGTTCAGGTGGTTCTGGATAACCATGTGATGGTTTTGAATCCCAATTTTCTCCCCAAACATCGAGTTCATCACTAAAGATAAATTCATACATGTTATCTCCTCTATAGTTTGGACCAAGTCCATTAATATAGATTAGATGACTCATAGAACTTCTCCTTTTGGAGTTACTCTGATTTGTTCTCCGTTGTGTTCAAACACCAAGTTACTCTTGTTTGTTTTACCAACGAGTTTATAGTTTGAATTTTCTCTTACGATAAATTCCGCAGCTAATTCTTGTTCGATAGTTTCTGAAAGTCTTTTGATAGAACTTACAGCAACTTTCTTACTTTCATTTAACTTTTGTTTCTTTTCTTTCTTTTCAGATTCAGTAATTTCAAAATATGATGATAATACTTTATCTATTTTAGATTCACTGAAAATTTCATCCATTACTTTAGAAACATGTGAATTGATTTTGTCTTCTTCAGACATTTCATCTCTTTGTTTATCAATATCAGAATAAACACCAATAACATCACCTTCACCCATTTCACCATCCATTGGTTCTTCAACGTCCATTTCCATGTCCATATCTAACTCATCGTCATCACCCATAGAACCCATATCCATATCTGAATCGTAATCAGATTCTTGGTCTTCTTCAAACTTAGCCATGATATCTTCTTGGTCTTCTTCGTCAAGTTTGCTTAAATCCAATGCTGACAATAATGAATTAATAACATACTTAACATCTTCTGAAGTCATACCAACAGAATCATTCATCATTCTGATTTTTTGACCTAATTTACCTGTTAACTTTTGAATAGTTTTGAAAGTAACTTCCTCTTCTTCACCACCCATTGGTCCTTCTTCAGCATCCATTTCAACATCCATATCACCTTCAGGAGATTCAACATCCATGTCAAAAT